CGTAGCTTCTTCCACTTGCCACTACCTATAGCTCTATTAGTCAATGCCATCCTTTAATCTTGTAATGCGCATAAGCAGCACACATAGTGCCATATCTATTTGTATTGTACTTGATACCCCATCTTATCTGTGCGTAAGGATGAGCGGTAATCAGCCATTTAGATTTACCCTGTGGTATGCCATAGTGTGAACCATTACGTGCTTTAGGATTCCACTGACTTTCAGCTGTATATAACTTATCTAAACAGTCAAACTCATCTATATCATAGTTAAGTTGTATCCAAGCGTATTGTTTGTAAGATTGTTTGTAATTATCAGCTGCAACGGAATCAGTCTTTACAAAGCAAAGATTAACTATGAATAGAGCGATCCCAACTAGCCAGCACCTTGCGAGCTTTCCCTGTCGGGCTCGCCTTGTGGCTTTGTGAGCCACTGCTACACTAGAGCCTAGCATCATAAGTCAAACTCCTTTATGCGTAAATGAGTAAATCGTCTCAATATATGAGATGTGATCTGCAACACACTATGCGTAGATCATCTGTATCTATCCAAGTCTCATCCCAACCAGCCATTAGATAGACATCCATCCTATGTATTGTGAATCAGGATTATCTATAAGCCACTGCTCACGTAGCTTGTTTTGATAGGGCCAATCAATATCTGTAGATTCGCTCATTTGCCACCCCATCCGCCACCTTTGAAGATGAGCCCTGGCGCTGAATAAATCCTGCTCATTTGTAAATCACATTTCGGACATTCCATAGGACCAATATCATCATCAAATGATTTATGTATGGACCCATAAGTGCCACATTCATTACAGCTGTATTCATATGTTGGCATTACTTAGCCTTTATTAACTGACAAGTGTGGCAATCAACACCTAGGAATTGCCAACTACCACACTTATCACATCTCGTAATACTGGAATCAGGAATCGTTAGCGCTTCAGCTATATTCTTGACCCCAACACATCCACAATCCATACATTGATAAGCCTTAAAACCTTCAGGCGTATCCAATTGATCAAGCCATAAGAACTCGGTCTTGCGACTACATCCATTACATTTGAACTGTGTGTGCATTGTGATAAACTCCTTATTGCCTACAGTGGCATTGTGTACAAACCAAGAAATTACCTGAATGTACTAACCTGTCATCATTACAGGCTACACAAACATCGGTAGATGGTATGAACTTTACCTGGTCGTTCTCTATGCGTTCCAGGTAAGGTCCGCCTCTAATAATCTCTACATATCCCATTTATTCACCCCCTCATCCCTGGAATACCAAGATCCAGCAGCTGTAATTTGTGCCCAACGTGCTTCACACTGGTCAGGCTTTGCAGCACTGCATACGTAGCCATGATAAGGTTTACCTGTTTTAGCTGTGCCTTCTTTAAGAATCATTGGTCCATGTTTACATTCTTGTTCTTTGGGCTTGTGGTATTGCTTCAACCACATCACCATACTCCAAACTGTTGGCTTTTTTATCTTCTGCAAATGATTCACGCAACACTTCTTCTACAGCTCTGGCTCTTGTTCCAGGTGGTGAATATGTTGCAACTTTGTTCATTTCTTCTCTGCTAGCCCTTTTGCCCTTAGCTGCATAACCTGCATTTGCAAGCGCTCTGCCGATCGCTGAAGTCTCAGCATTCTCCAGTGCAGAAGTTGAATTGACACCCCGATCAGAAATGCTCTCACTAGCAAGCCCAGTCGCCCACGACTTTGCATCGGCTTCTGTCTTAAATAATTCAGCACTAACAATGTATCTAGTGTCTGTGGCCTGCTCGATCTTTGTAGATATTCTTCCATCTGGGTATTCCTTCCAAAACTTTTCCAGCCGGCTCTCGACTGTTTCATAATCAGCTAAATTAAATGCCATTAGTCATCCCCCCAAGTGAAGTTGATGTCGGTCTCTGCATCCAAGACTGTCTGGTATATCGAAAGGTAAGCAATAGCATCCTTGATTGAGTCGCTGTGATTTGCAGATTCAGTAAGCCTAGAAACCTTGACGAGCGCCATGCATAATGCGACTTGACTAGGTGTAATTGGATGGTCGAGGTATGCCGACCAGAGATCACTGATCCTTTTATGGTTTGTGTAAGGGTGACCATAGACCGCTCCCCTTGTATGGACCAGATCGACAACATCGGCCAGCAGCTTCTCAGTTTTTGTCATAGTCAAATACCTCATCGGTTTTAACCTTGTTGTCAATCATTCTGCGGTGATATCCCAGCCGTCTTTACGGCCAATCCAGTAACCATTTTGGAATGCGGTGTCTCTGATTTCGTAAATGATCCAGGCAATAGTTGTAATAGCTACTATTCCCCAAATCAAGATATATCCAAAGTCTTTCAATTCAGCGTACATTTATAGCCCTAACTATGCCTACATATTTTGTGGCATGGCAATAGTGTTGCACCTGTGTACGACTTTGTGGATTATTTAGCGGATTATTTTGATAACGATTTGATAACGAATTATGCGTAGAGTTTCCCTCCAATATAAATGAGCCATCGCCACTAACAGGCACAGTGATAACCTGTACCTTGCGATCCTTAACATAGGCAACCGCAAATCCTGTCTGCCAGTTGGCATAGCCCCTTGTATAAGCCATACCGCTTGACCTTAAATCTACCATACAACCAACCTCAACACCCCATACAGTACGGCCAAATTGGCCTCTAGATGCCTCTGTAAAGGCCGATTGGCCTAATCTGTGTGTGTGTCCACATACCACGCTCTTTCCGTGTCTCCTAGCCCCATTTAAGGCTGTTTGACCAGGTACCTGAGATATAGGGAAAGTGTCTCCGTGGACTGCTATCCAACCAGGCGCAAAATCAATACCCTGGGGCGCAAACTTGATGCCTAGCTTGTCATACCCCATAAATCGCTCGTACTGCATTTCAGGTAGATTTAGAAAACTAGGTAGCCGTCTTTTAATAGATCGATAAAGTCTAATGCCGTGGTTACTACCGACTACATCTGTAACGCCAAGATACGTTAATACTTCTTGTGTTAGTTGTCGATCATCGTGAATGTTGCCTACCATCTCATCGATAGTACCAGCGTTAAAACCACCTAGCTGTGGTAAATCAATTTCATCACCGATACATATCGTGCGATTTGGTTTCCATTTGCCCAAGAAGCGGCCAACTGATTTGACAATAGCATCGTTGTAAAATGGAACTTGCAGGTCACTCACAAACGCTATTTTTTTAATCGTCTTCCTCATCAGGTGTAGGGATAGTTGGGATAATCCCTTGTCGCCTACGATCCAGTCGGGCATTGACTCTGGGCTATCCATTAAATACAACGCAACAGATTCACTAAACCCTGCTTTGCGTGCAGCTTTGAACATCTCGTGTTGGCAATATAACACTGATCTAACTTAGATAAAGGTTCAGGTGATTTGCGTACCCTGCGCCTGTTAATTTTTCTACGCTTGCGTGTAGTTGCCATAATTAAAATTATCGCTTACTGATTAAGACAAAGAGATCATCGACACGCTGTTCCAGTCGAGTTAATTGATCTTTCATGCTAGTACCAGAATTAGGTTTTAACTCAGCAAGATAGGATCTAATAACCCAACGTAGAGCCACTAAGCCAGTTGTGATTAAAGTGCATGCGCCAACGGCAACAGCGACCCATTCGTTTACGCTCATTTTTTAGGAGTTGCATACCCAAAGACACCTGCTAATAATGCCCATAGAATTGAGCGATAGTCAGCTGCGAAATTGGATGCTGCCCAGGCTGATAAGAATGCGCCTAGTGTTAGTACGTATGGATTTTTCATATTCATTCTTGCTCCTCATCTGGTAGGTCGATTTCTTCAACGATGTTGTTATTTGGTTTGGTTGGGTCGTAGCCGCCAATGCCATACGTTATTTTTTTTGTCATCAAGTTGCCCTTATCCATGTATAAACTGTTGCTGTTGCTTGCGATAAAGAAGCGGCGTTAGAAAATGCTCCAGTTACGCCAGATTGAAATTGCCCAACAATCATAACACTTGCAGGTGTAGCTGCCCCTGAAATATAAAAATTTGGTGAGTTAGCATCACCAGTTAATCCTAAATAAGCTGCCGTTGTTGGCGCACTTTGTTGGCAAAATGCTAACCAATAAAAACCAGCATTCAAACTTTGATTTATGGTTATTTCGTAAACAGTTGAAGCGGCAGTTGCAGAAACAGTACCAGCGTCTAAAACTAAAGTGGAAGGATTTCCGTTGGAATCGTTAAAAATTCCCAATCTAATGCTTGCAGTTCCTACAAATGTTGCGCCTGTATGAAAGGCTAATCGATCAAATGAAGTAGTGCTGTCAATCAAAATCGGTGTGTAATAAACTCTTTGATTAACGGCTGTAAATGTGGCTCTATTTGAAACGGGTGTTCTGTAATAATTACCTGTTGTTTTTTTAAGAGCTGGAGTTATTCCAGCTGCTCCTGTTGCACCCGTAGCACCCGTAGCACCCGTAGCACCCGTATCACCTTGAATACCTTGTGGCCCAGTTGGACCAGTAGCACCAGTAGCACCAGTAGCACCAGTTGCGCCAGTGTCACCTTTTGGTCCGGTTGGACCAGTAGCACCAGTTGCGCCAGTTGCGCCAGTTGCGCCTGTGTCACCTTTAGGACCTTGTACGCCAACACTTGCAACTTCAACAGTATTTTCTATTGGGGTTACAACTACTGCATTGACAACTTCGGTTACGACTAAGGTCTCGCTCATCTAGTTACCTCGGCAGATACTACTGCCACACCTTGAATTAAACGTGTTTTAACAGATGTTGGAGATGTAATTTCTAAATCATATAAAAATGTATCTGCATCTAAAGCAGCCGTTTGTGTAGCTGTTATAGTTATGGTAATTAGCCCAGTGGCTCCTGTTATCACAATTCCGCTAGACGGACTTGATAAAGATAACACTGTGGTTGGTGAATCGTATTGCAGTCTTAACTGCATAGCGGCTGTGTAGTTAGTTAGATTTATAGGCACACCAGCTGAATCCTTGTATGTAATTGCAAGCGTATATGTTGCGCCTTGATCGATTTCTATGTTATATGTGCTAGCCAATTTTGCCCCCCAGTAGTGGTATATCGAACTCTGCGCCGCTTAGGTCGCCCACCTTTGTAAAGCTACAGTGAATGTGTTTTTTGTGTGGGTTTATGCCTTTGTAATTCCGCCATTTCCAATTTAATACCTTCGAGCATATTCGCCTGTTATAGATGACGTATGATATGCGTGGATCCGACTTGGCTGCGATTCGGATTTGGTCAGCCAGATAAGGTGCGAGGCTTTTGGATGACTCCAGCCTAGAATCAATATCAATTGCTCTGACCCACCCAAACTCGTCTGGATTATGATCCGATTTTCTGGTGGCATGACGGCTATCGCCCAACCATCCATCACTGGCAGTACGCCTATCTTGAAACCACGTATCAACTTGATCTCTTAACTGCACGCCAGCTGCACATAACTTTGGTTGCATTACAAACCTAGAGCTTGTAAATCCTCAACAGTTAAACCAAGTGCTGCAAGTTTAGCTTGTGCTGCTGCTTTAGCTTCTGCCTTTGCTTCCGCTTCTGCTTGGCGAGCAATATTTGCTTCTTGATCTGCTTGGTATTGTTTAAATTCAGTATCCGTCATTTCTCTATCAATAATCTCATCTGTTTCTGCGTTATGTATTCTTATAATTGGTTTAGTCATTATTTCACCCCATAGATATAGACTGTTCCACCGGACATTGTGCCAGTTGATGGTAAAATTGTAATTGAACTAATTGCAGTTGTGCTGGTGTATGTGTGATTGAATAACCAATTAAACTTACTAGAACCATCTGAACCTCTGCCACTACCAAAGATAGCGTGTAATTCTGTTTCTGCATATCTTGGAATTGTTATTTGTGCATATCCATTAGGCGTTGAAGTTGTTTTTAAATCACCTATATCTAAAAGGGCTGCTGTGCCAGTATAACTACCAACAACACTATTATATGCCTCAATATAAGCATACTCATAATTGCTACCAGTATCGCCATTTAATCGCAATCTTAATTGTCCATTTGCGCTGTTATAAACATTGTTGCAGAAAATAAATAAATTTTTATAGGTTTGGTCAATGCTTGATATTGTTACACTACTGCCTGATAATGCGGTAGTTGATAATAAAGTCATTCCGCCACTAGCAGGCGTTGCCCATGATGGCACACCACTTGCAACAGTTAATACTTGACCTGTGCTACCAATCGCCAATCTAGTTGGTGTGCCTGATGCACCACCATAAATTGTATCTCCAGCAGTAGTCATTGGATTTGTCATACCGCTTGATTGAACTACATCAAAAAATATTGCACTGCTTGCGGATGTGAAATATAAGAATCCGCCTTCCCACTGTGATAATGCTAAAGATCCAGCAGTGTTTACTGTTGCAGTACCAGTTGTAATTGTGCAGACACCTGCGCCAATATTTTGTATTTGAACAGAATCACCAGCACTAAATAATGCAGTGTTTACTGTAATGGTTGTAGATCCTGCTGCATTCATTTGAATTACAGTGCCAGCATCTGCTGCAACTAATACGTATGATGCTGTTTTAGTTGAAGGAGACCCACCACCCATCGCTGTTTGTTGCAGGCTTGTCATTTGAGCAGCTGTTAATACCTGCCCAGTCGTGAAGGTTTGTTTGGCCATTTTACTCCTTAGTAACTAAGCACATTATAGTCTAAAGTGCCATAGATATTGTTATCTAAAATCAGGGAATCGATTACGGGTTCTAAAGTCGTAAAGAATACCCTAAAGCTGTTGGGTGTGATATTGGTGGCTACACCAAAGATTTGTAATGTTTTGTCCAGGGTAGATCCGCCTGGCTGGGTAGTAACCACTCTGATCGGATCGAAGAAATCTAAATCTAAAGCTGCAACTATCCCAGTATCATAATTAGGGCTGTATAGATCCAACTCTATGCCATCGCATCGCACGCTGGTTTCAGCTCTACTGGCCACATATGTCTGGGCATAATCCAGAGCTACTGCATCGGTTTGCATCAATAACCCAGATAGGTTATAGCTGTGAATAAAGTATTTATCTATTGATGCTTGGTTAATGGCTGTTTGGGCTGTGCCACCTGTCCTAGTAATTGTGGCTGAGTTAAACACCAAAGTATCATCTAAACGCCATATTGCATTAGCGTATGGAATGCCTGTGCCATTGTCATTAAAAGTGGTTACTGTTCCACCGATTGATCCAGCGGTTACTGATCTATCTTGAAATACAAACTCACCATCGGTATTAACATATAATGCACCATACTCGCTGTCGCTGACTGTAGTCATCGCATCTAATGATGTGCGTTGAGTGCCAGGATCTGCCTGTAAAGTAGTTAATCCAGCATCAACATCACGCATGGTTGCAGGCCAACTGATTTGATCTAATATTTGATTTATGCGTGTGCCAGATAGATCGCCAGCAGCAGCACCAGTTACTGTAGATATTTGAGCATTTTGAGCAAGTCTAAATGCATCCACTGCCTTAATAGTTGTATATGCAACCTCTGTGGCATCTTTGGGCTGTGTGTTTTCATAAGAGGTAATAAATCCTGAGAATAAACTATAAGTAACACCATTAAAACTGGCAGTAATTTGTACCTTTTTCATAGGTGTTAAATAAGGGCTGTACGGACTGCTTGGGTTACTTGGGTTAAAGTCTCCATTTTGATCGACAATTCTTAAAGTTAATGTGCCAGTTTGAAATTGATCTACTAGAGGATTACGGCCTCGCTGAGTTTGTATAAAATTGATGCGATTAGATACATCTACAATTACAGCTGCTGAGTCGGACAATATATTTGTGCCTAATACGCCAGTATCTAGGATCATGGCTTGGGCGAATGCTGGGCCAGTGCTAAAATTGATTATTGCATTAACTGTTGGTACGGCCACTATAAGGATCCTGCTGGCAGTAGTTTGTTACCTGATTTTAATAACTGCAATACATTTTGCTGGATTACAGCTTCTAATTGTTGATCTGTAACTATAGTGCCAGCGTTTACTGTTACCCCTACAGTTGGAGTAGCGCCACCTGTTGCAGTCTGAGCGCCTGTATTTGTAACGCCAGTAGGCACTGTATAACTCATGGATCCGCCTTCAAGTGGTGCTAATTGATTACGGCCTCTGCCTGTTAATTCACCTAGTGCATTAAATAATGCTGGGCCGAAATTAGTCAAAGAGGCAGCAGCATTATATGCAGCATTAGCAAGTAAATCAGTTGCAGTCTTGGCGTTTAACTCTGCATTATATTTCTTGGCTAGTGCTTCATTATTATCCAATATGGCTAATTGAGCCTTGATGCGTAATTTAGTCTCTTCATCGGTGGCAGCATTTAGGGCAGCCAATAACCCGATGCGCTCAACATCAAATTTATCTTTAAGTTTATCTACTTCTGATTTAGCCTTTAGTTTAGCCAATTCATCTGCTCTGGCTTTATTAGTGTCTTTAATTATCTTATTTTCTAGGCGTAATTGCTGTCCATAAACACGGCTAGATGATCTAGCTTCTAAATTAGGTTTAGTACCCGCTTTGCTTTGTGCCTCTATTTCTGACAGTTTTCCCAATAAACTAAATATGTTAGTACCAAATAAAACATCGGTTAATTTTCTTGATCCAGGTATTTTTTTAAGTTCAGCAAGTAAAAGTCCTACGCCTGTTATAGCATCGCCAGTTGCTTTACCAAAATTTTCCATTTTAGTTGTGGTGTCTTCAATGCTTGTATCTTTGCTAAGTGCATCTAATGCACCCAATATTCCTTTACCGATTTCCTCTTTAACGTTTTCTGATGCAACTTTTAATAAATCCATTTTGCCCGCATAAGTGGTCAATCTGGCTTGTGCCTGGCCTGCAAACTTTTTATTTAGTTCACCTAAAATTGCATCCATATCGCCAGCTTTTAATGTGGTCTTGCTAATGCCAGCACCCAATTTACTTAGGCCTTGTGTGTTGCCTGAAAATCCTCTAGTTAATGCTGCACTTACTTCTGATAGCGATTTGCCCGTTGCTGCGCTGACGTTTAATGCTGTACTTAACGCATCTTGGCTTTTAGTAATAGATCCAGTAACAGTTAATAATTGTTGAAATGCTGGTCTTAATTCATCATCTAGTACGCCTGTAGTTTTTTGTAAATTCGCAATATACATTTCAACGCCTGGTGCGCTAAATTGGTAACCAGTGTTTTTTAATTGTTGTTCAAGCGCTTTGGCTGCCTTCTGATCGGCAGCAAAGGCTTGGACTGCTTTTTTACTATAATTTACTAAAGCGGCAGCACTTAAAGATACTCCTATAGTTGCGCCTAATTTTTTTATTTGTTTTTCAAATACGTTTATTTCTTTTTTTGCTTTTTTAAGCGCTTTGCCATTCCAGGTTGCTGTTGCCGCTACAAAAATATTGGCCATTATGCTGCCTTCTTAATCTCTGTTACTCGGTTAAATTCTGTTGCTGATTTATCAATAGCCTTTAGTATTGCTTCATAAACCTGTGTGCTATCTTGCGCCCAAGCCTTGTAAATCAAACGGCCTTTAGTTTTGCGACCTTCGCCACGCATTCCAGGTATTTTAGGTTGAGCAGTTACTGGCTCTAATGCAGCTATAAATTGTTGGCTAGCAAACGGATTATTACTATTGAACGCTTCAACGGCTTTGCTCCTAGCGGATTTTCTAGTATAAGTGCCACTAGCACCTTTAGATGGTGTCATTTGAAATGGTGCTCTGCCTTGTGGATTTAATCTACCTGCTGTTTCATAAATAGATCCAGGCCTGCTGACATTGTAAACATAATTGCTAACTTGAAAACCATTTTTCATTATTTTATTTTGTCCAGGATTATAACCAATACCTTGTTTGACAGTATCTGCATCATATTTAGGAAATGGTTTATATGATACATCTGAGGATAACGGCTTACTCCAACCCGATAAAACTTGTCCGTTGCTAGGTACAAATCCTTTGGCTTTAGCTGCTACGTTGCGCATTAACGGATCAATAGCACGTCTAATACGCTCACGCATATCTTCATCAATAAAACTCAGACCAGCCAGGACATCCTTAACGCCTACGACTTCTGCTGGCACGTTGAATCTCCTTAGCTCTATCCGTCAATACTTGGATGATAGCCCGATACATTTCTGTATCCATCTCAATAAACTCTTTAGGCGGTATCCCAGTCTCTACAGATAATTGTGCGATGCTGTAAAGGATTGAATCCCGCTGTATTATTTTTTTTCTTCGTCTAATACCTCGACAGTTTCTAAGCTGTCAATAAACTCAATTCCCCATAAAGGTATCTGAGCGCCAGCCCTGCGTA